GGGTATAGCTCAACGGCTAGAGCCATCCGCTCGGTAAAATAGCCAAAACTATAAATACTTCTTTAATAGGAGTATTTTGGTTTTGGACTTTAAATGTAGTTATTGTAATAAAGAATATAATAGTAGCAGTTCTCATAAAAATCATATGTGTAGATGTAAAGAAAACCCGAACAGAGTTTTACAACAGCCGACATACAATGATGAATATAGAGAGAAGCAAAGACAGATTACCTTAGACCGTTTTAAAGACCCGGCGAATAGGAAGTCACATTCTGATGTAATGAAACAGGTTGTGATAGATAATCCAGATTCATATAATGCTAAAAATATATGCGGTAGGTCAAAGTCTATAGAATATAAGGGAAATACTTTTCATAGCAAGTGGGAAGTCATAGTCGCCTCATTCTTAGACGAAATTGATGTAAAATGGGAAAGAGACGTTAAACCGATTCCCTATTTTTGGCAAGACGATTGGCACTTATATTTTCCTGATTTCTATCTCCCTGAAATAAATTACTTTATAGAAGTCAAGGGATACGAAAGGGACAGAGATAGATGTAAGTGGAGCGCACTAAATAACTTGATTATCATAAAGGAAGCTGATATAAAGTTAATCAAGGCAGGAAAATATAAATTGGGGGTGGGCGTTGGGACGCGGGAGAGCCTTATAAACTCTTTAGCAGTAGATGACTGTTCTTGACTATGATCGAAACATAGCACCCCTACCACACATTCGAATAATATATTTGGAACAAATAATGAACAAACAAATAGAAATTAATACACTTACATTTGAGGATGATATAGAAAGATTAGTTTCTAAAACTAAAATGTCTTATTTGGATGCTATTATTCATTGGACTACTTCTAAAGGAATTGAATTAGAATATGCTGCAACATTAATTAAAAAAGATAATGTCATGAAAGCCAAGCTTAAAGCTGAGGCAGAAGACCTTAATTTTATAAGGCGCGGCCCTACCCTTCCATTTTAAATATAGGAGTAGTAGTTGGCATCCGCACTAGAAGTATATTCTGATTATATATCATTAAAGCAACATTTCTCTACAGAGAAATTTGACTATTTTAAATATAGAAAAGTGCCAGTAACAATGGCTAACTTCGAAAAAAGAAAAGACAAATATTACTTTCAAAAGTTGGCTAAAAACCGATCCTATAAAGAATTTTTAATCTCTAATTTTGTTAGAGATTCTTCATTCTGGATTGGGGCCATATCCGATGAAAATTCTATTATGACATTTGACAAATGGCAGAAACGAATTCAGGCATTATCCTATAATTTTAAAAATGAGTTATCACAATTAAATGATGACTTTAACTCTAATTTTCTGATCAAAGATAACACTCACCCGCATGTGGTTAGATTATTCCTGAGACGGAAAATATCACTCGAAACCTTGATAATACTTATTAAGTTGACCGGATGTTTGAAATATTTTAACACTAGATTAGATGATATAATATGGAAAGAGTTATCTTTTAAGATAAAAAAATACGATCCGTTTTTAATTTCGTATTATAATAAACAAAAGTTAAAAGAAATAGCTACACTACACTTTACCATAAATAATTAATATAGGAGTATTGTTTTGGAAAAGTATGGGTTTGTTTATATCTGGTTCGACCGCAAGCATAAGCGTTATTATGTTGGTTGTCATTGGGGATTTGAAAACGATGGTTATATTTGTTCCTCTAACTGGATGCGGGATGCTTATAGAAGACGGCCAGAAGATTTTAAAAGACGTATATTAACATCTAATATTCCCACACGTCGAGATACCTTTATAGAAGAACAGCGTTATATTAATATGATTAAACCAGAAGAAATTAAAGTGAGGTATTATAATATACGCATTGATTTACAACACTGGTTGTTAAAAAATGATTGTGAAATAAATCTAATTATAGACAAAATGACTGGAACTAACCATCATAATTATGGAAAAACTGGTGAATTATCTCCGCGTTATGGAAGAACACATACCGAAGAATCTAAACGTAAAATGAGCGAAGCTAGAAAAGGTAAAGGCCGCTCAGGTAGCCCCGAAAGCTGGAAACTTTCTGATGAAATAAAAAGAAAAATAAGTAGTAGTAAAAGGGGGATAAAACGAGAACCTTTTTCAGAAGAGCATAAACAAAAAATAAGAGAATCACATTTAGGTAAAAAGCTTTCGGATGAAGGAAAAGCTAAGATCAGTAATGCTCATAAAGGTAAACAGCTTTCAGAAGAGCATGTTGCAAAATTAAAAGGAAGGAAACGATCAGAAGAAACTAAAATAAAAATGAGAGAAGCAGCAAAAAACCGTAAAACTCACTACAAACTACAATAAATATATCATACTATGATGAACGTGATATACAAAACACATCAACACACAAACATACAGGAAATATAATAAATATATGGGTAATTTCGCAAATTTGAAAAAGAACCGTCAAGATAAATTCGCTAAGTTAATCGAAGAGACGGATAAGTTAAACAGTAAACAATTCACTAAAGATGAACGGTTTTGGCAACCAACAGTAGACAAGTCAGGTTCTGGCTATGCTGTTTTCAGGTTCTTACCTGAATTTGATGGTGAACCTTCACCATATGTTCGTTTATTCGAACATGGTTTCAAGGGACCGACTGGACAATGGTATATTGAGAATTGCCGTACCACATTAGGTAAGGACATTCCTGATCCCGTAGCTGAACTTAATTCACAGTTATGGAATTCTACAGAAGATGATAATCATCCCAATCGTAAACAAGCCCGCGAACAAAAGCGTAAGTTAGGATTTATTTCCAACATCTATATTATTTCTGATCCGGCGGCACCTGAAAATAATGGTACTGTTAGATTATATAAATATGGAAAGAAAGTATTTGATAAGTTAACGGCAGTAATGACACCTGAATTTGACGAGGAAGGTCGTACTCCTGAAAATCCTAACTATAATCCAACAAATGCGTTCAATCCCTTCGATCTATGGGATGGGGCAACCTTTAAACTTAAGATTCGTAAGTTTGAGGGTTATCGTAATTATGATAAGTCAGAATTTGATGATCCGGCACCGTTGTTTGATGACGATGATAAACTAGAAGCAGTTTATAAAAAGATTCTGCCTCTGGCTGAATTTATTGATCCTAAGAACTTTAAGAGCTATGATGAGTTAAAAGCCCGTCTTAACTTAGTTCTAGGAAATTCTACTTCCAAGAATACTACAACCAAGGCCGCTGCACTTGCAGAGGATTCAGATGATGGGGAAACCCCTTTCACTGGTGGGCGTAGGGTAGTAGAAGGAAGATCAGCACCTGTAAAGAATATTGACACTTCTGGACCAGATGACGAAGATGATGATGAATTTTTCAAAAATTTATTGAGCGAGTAAAATTAAGGCGGGAAATTTCCCGCCTTTTTTATTAAGCAAATGCTCCGTACCCGGAAAACATTTTCTTTAAATGTTCGTCCGCTGGTGCAACTTCTGATAATTTAGGATGTTTAGAATCTTTCTTTTTATTAGGATGTTCACTGCCAGTATGTGTTATATTTGTAGTTGCTGATGAAGCTGGTTTTAGTGTTTCACTTGCTTTTTGGGCAGTTGACGCGGCATTTAAATCAGCGCCAGTTGATGGATTTTGATCAACTGGCGTCGCAGATGGACCATTCCACCAATCTTTAGCTTCTTGATATTCATGACCAATCCATTCACCGGCTCTGCCAACTATTCCTTTATCATCAATATCTGTTAATGGTTTACGTAGTGCAGCGCCAGTTGGGGCAACTACAACTTCTGGTCTTGGGTCACTTGTATTTCTAGTACCAGCAACAATACCATGCGGCCCATTGGGATTATTTGGGTCTATACGGGTATTTCCACCAATACCAATTGGATTACCATCCCTATCAACCGCCCCATTAAATCCACGCACATGTCCAGAATTACCTATTGCTTTACCATAAGCTGTATCACTTTGTGTTGGCATAGATATACCCAACATACCAGCTTGTATACCTTCTTTAGCAGTATCAACAACTCTATATTCACCATCATTGGTATTAGACCAATTTTTAGCTAAATTACCTTTACCATGAATACCAACTTGGGTTTCCGCTGCTTGATATGTTCTGGCGCACCATTCTTTATCTTCTTTGCTCATACCCGCGCCACCATCGGCCATAAATTTTCTGATCTTGGCCCATTGTTCTGGATTTCCGTCTGATAGACCAGAAAGTTTTCCAACTCTATCAACCGCCATTGCAGACCGTCTTAAAGCTTCGGCATCCATTTCTTCTTTAGTATGTGGAGCGTTCTCATCCCAATGAGAACCAAATAGAAATTTTTTACCACTTGTATATGCGCCACTAATAGCACCACCAATTCTAGATAGAATACCCGGTTTTTCAGAAGGGGCAGGAGTAGCATCAGGAGTTTTATTAGGAGCGCCAGTAAATTGATAATCTGGTAGTGATGTTAATGCATTTTTAGCTGTATCAAAACTAATTTTAGAATGAGGTAAGTTTTTACCTTTACCATTTAGAGTGCCAGCTTCAGCGGGAGAAACTACAGCATCACTTAATGCTTTTCCGGCTTTTGCTATAATACCCGGAGTAGGAGTAGCATCAGGAGTAGGAACAGGAGTAGTGATACCATCTTTATGTTCTGCATCATACTTTTTTCGTGCTGCTTCTTGTGAAGCAGCCCATCTTCTACCAGCTGCACCCATATAGTAATAGTGGTTCCCATTTCTACCATCTAAATCTAATGCCCCTGATCTATCCGGCATCCGTTCATATCTTCTAGCACCCGGATCAGTAAGCATACCTTGGTCAGTTCTAAGTTGAATATGATTACGTCCAGCCCCAACGTCAGATAAGGCTCCTTCACTTGCTTTACGGTCTTTATCTGATAAACGATTTCTAAATCCGGCATCCCCTCTATTAACTGGGCCAAAAAAACCACTATGAATTTCTTTTTTAAGAGAATGTCCTCTCATAGCCGCTCTATTAAATGTAGACTCCATAACATCTGCTACTTTTTCTCTTTTCCCACCAGCTTCTGCATGAATAGCTCTCATGAATTCATCTTTTAAAGCAGGGTCACTATTTAATTCATTTATATATTTTTTACGTTGAGACGCAAGATAAGGCGATCCTCCCGGTGTCGCCTCGGGTGTTGGTCCATCTACCGGAATACTATCATCCCCGCCACCACGTCTTTTTCTAGTAAACGGGGCGACC